GATTGACACAGGAGATTTTAAAAGTGCAGGCGCAATGGGCACTGAAATCACGAAAGAGCAACAGGCCGACTTTCAAAGGGTTGTTGACGGTTATTTTGCTGATTTTGTGTTGGCTGTTACTGAAGGGCGGCCAATAAGCAAAAAAGATTTTGATTCGCTTGCTGATGGACGTATATTTTTTGCAGATGAGCAACCCATTGAAACAGGCCTAATTGATGGGATCAGATCAACACGGCAAGCATTTTCTGATGTGCTGGCAAAGAATGATACTTTGCAAGCTGCAAATAGGACAAGGTTAATGGCCTCAGCTGATGCAAGATTGAGGTTGTTATCATTATGATTTTTTAATGCTTGGTTGCTGAGTCGATCAAGTATAAAAATGCAGTTAATTCAAATTAAATGTTATTTAAGAGGGTGTTATCATGAATTTAAAAGAGTTAAGAGCAAGGCTTGCAGCCATTAAGGGTGACATGCAGGCTTTAATTGATGGCGGTCTTGATGCTGATTCATCTGTAAAATTTGATGAGCTTGAAGCAGAAGCAAAGCAGGTTCAATCAAATATAGATCGATTGGAGCGTTTTGAAAAAATACAGGTTGAAGATAGCCAACCACAGGGCCGCCAAGTGCCAGCAAGTTCGCCAAAAGCTTCAGTGATTGAGGTTGTTGACAACGGGCGCAATGATCCAACAGCAGGGTTTTCAGGGCTTGGTGATTTTGCAATGGCTGTGCGTGCGTCAAACCCGCATATCGGCGGCGGTATTGATGAGCGCTTAAAAGTGTTGGGTGCGCCTTCAAACTATCATCAAGAGGGCGGTTCTAGTGATGGCTATATGGTGCCGACTGAATATAAAGACAAAATTTTTGAGCTTGTTTTCAATGAGCCAGATCTGTTGTCAATGGTAGAGAGTGAACCAACTTCAGGCAACAGCGTTCAATTTCTTGCTGATGAGTCAACCCCTTGGGGATCAACCGGCATTCAGGCATACTGGGGTGCTGAGGGCAACCAATTCACGCCCAGCAGACTTGAAACAGAAGGCAAAGAGTTGAAGCTTCACAAGTTGCATGCATTTGTTACCGCAACAGAAGAGCTTATAGAAGATGCACCAAGACTCAATAGCAGACTAACCAAGGGCGCTGCGCGTGCCATCAATTGGAAAGCAAATGAGTCTCTGTTATTTGGTACTGGTGCAGGACAGCCGTTAGGATTTGATAATTCAGCGTCAAAAATATCAGTTGCAAAAGAGGGTTCACAAGCAGCGGCAACCATTGTTGCTAAAAACGTGGCAAAAATGTATAGCCGTGTAATGAATCCTTCACGTTCTGTGTGGTTTGTTAATCAGGACACATTGCCAGAGTTTTTGACAATGACCCTTGGTGATCAACCCATTTGGATTGCACCTAATGGATTTATGGGCAATGCAGCCGGTGGCACCTTATTAGGTCGGCCTGTTATGTTTTCCGAGAATTGTGCAACTCTTGGAACCAACACAGATATTATGCTGATTGATCCAATGGGCTATTATCTTGTTAAGAAATCAGGCGGCATCAAGTTTAACAGCTCTATTCACCTGTATTTTGATTATGATGTGCAGGCGTTCAAGTGGACTTTCCGCCTTGGTGGCATGCCATATCTGAATGCAGCTGTTTCACCAAAAAATGGCTCTTCAACGAAATCACATTATGTGACTTTGGCTACAAGAGCTTAATAGCTTGGCTTGGGGGTGTTGCACCCCCTTCAAAATTTTTGTTATTTATTTAAGAGGGAAAAATCATGTCAAATTCAAATATTTTGCCAAGCAATAGAGCTGTATTGATGGCAACCGTGGATCCTGATGCCTATGGTGCGGGTACTGTCACAAGTGACTGGGTTTCGCTTGCTGACTTTGAATATATTCAAGCGTTGGTTTTAGTTGGCGAAATGCAAGCAACTTCAACAGTTGATGCCAAGCTTGAGCAAGCAACTGACGGATCAGGCACAGGTGCAAAGGATGTCAGCGGCAAATCAATCACTCAGCTGACAGCAGCGGGATCAGATGACGACAAGCAAGCTATCATCAATTGCAGATCAGAAGAGCTTGACGTTACAAATTCTTTCACACATGTCAGATTGAGCATAACAACTGCAACGGCTGCCAGTGATAGTGCAGGCCTGATTTTAGGTCACAATGCGCGATACAAGCCTGCGGCTGATCTTGCCAGTGTTGATGAGGTTGTAGGTTAATATGAATTTAACGCTTGTCTCACCCCCTGTTGCTTTGCCTGTTAACATTGATGATGTTAAGGCGTTTTGTCGTGTTGAAGACACTGACAATGACTCACTTTTAACAACATTTATGAACTCAGCTGTTGAGCTGGCAGAGAATGAGACAAGCAGACGATTCATGCAACAACAATGGCAGCTTGATTTAGATTCTTTTAAAGATCAAATTTGGCTGCCATACCCAAGTTTGTTAAGCGTTGACAGTGTGAGTTATTACGACAGCACAAACGTGTTACAAACGCTTGATTCAAGCTTTTATAACGTGGATGGGATGGGTAATGTTGGCTGTATAACCCTTGCGTATGGCTATAGTTACCCAGCTACCTATCCACGGCCAGACGCATTGAAAATAACATATACTTGTGGTTATTCATCATTAAGTGCGGTTCCTCAATCTTTAAAAGATGCCATTGCAACAATGGTTTGGTTTTTGTTTGATGGCAGAGGTGAACAGCTGGACAAACCATTTTTGAACTTTCTGCTTGGGCCACACATTATGCGGGGGTTTTATGAACCCTAGCAAATTAAAAGACAAGGTGATCATAAAGGCTTTGAGTCAAACAACCGACAGTGAAGGCACTGTTATTGATAGTTATTCAGAGGTTTTTAGGCGGTTTGCTGAGGTGCGACCCGTGAGAGGTAGAGAGGCTTATATAAATGATCAATTTTTAGCGGAGATTGACTTTGTGGTTTCCATGAGGTTTGATGGCGACACAAAAAACATAAATGCAAAGCATGAGATTGATTATAAAGGGCGGCGCTTGCGATTAATTGGTGAACCCATAAATGTTGAAAATCAGGATAAAGAGTTAAGGCTATTTTGTACGGTGTATGCTGATGGACGTTGAAATCAAAGTTGATGGCTTAAAAGAGATTGAGGCGCAGCTGTTAAAGCTCGATGTTGCCACAGCTATCAAGTCACTTAACGGCGCTTTGATGTCTGCAAGCAAGCCAGCATTTGACAGAGCAAGGCAAAATGCATCTTTTTCAAATACTTTCAGGGGCGCGATACGCCGAAAGAAGCACCGCACGCTAAATAAGAAAAAAGGCAAGTTGCATTTAACAAAAGGATTCAGGCGCGCAGACTCAAACAGGGCAACAGGCGTGTCTATACAGGTTTTATTTAAAAAAGCGCCTCACTTTCATCTGATCGAGTTTGGCACAGATGAGCGACAAACAAGAAAAGGCGCTAATCGCGGAAAAATAGATAAAGGCCGTTTTATGATGACAAGAGCTTTTGACGGAAATGCACCTGATGAGGCGCTTAATATATTTAAAAAGCGCATGAGGGCAAGGATTAAAAAGCTAACAAAAGGGGGGCTTCTGTAAGTGCCTAATAGCATAGGGTTGGACAATTTAAGCGGTTTTACAGTGTTGAATGATGCTTATGTAAAATCTGTTCAACACGAGGAAAAACAAATAACCATTGAGGTTGGTGATACAAAACAACAGGGAGTTTTTCACCCTCAATTTAAGCTTGGATTTTTTGACAATCAAGTTAATTATTCTGTTAGATATTTGGCACAAGCTCAAGGCGCTGTTTCAACTAATGGCGGTAAGGTGCTTTATAGTCTCGGTGATGAAACTGTTGAGCTTTTTGAGTCTGATGAGGGCTTTGAGATAGGCATCAGGCTTGATGCAAAACCAGCAAAAAACACTTTTGATTTTACGTTAAATAAAAAAGAGGTTGCTCTTTATTATCAAAAGCCCCTCTCAGAGTACACCACAGAAGAATTGGACAGCTTAGGCGGCATCGAAAACATTTACCAGCCGGATAACATTTTAGGCAGTTATGCTATTTATTCGCAGATAAGGCCCAACAACACAACCGGCCATCAGTTCAAAACGGGCAAAGTAGGCCACGTTTATAGACCGTATGCAGAAGATAATAGCGGAGATATGGTTTGGTGTGACCTTGATTACAATGAGCAGTCAGGCATTATGACTGTGACTGTTCCACAATCGTTTTTAGATAGCGCAGCTTACCCTGTTTTTGTTGACCCTGATTTTGGCTACACTACGCTTGCGGGTACTCAGTTATCAGTTAACTCTACTGTTAAAAATAATTGCATAAGCGAATCAGTTAATCATCATGCAGCGAGTGCGAACGAGCAAATTGATGATTTTACAGTTGGCACTGGTAGCAACGGCGCAGGCGTGGGAGATTATGAGGTAGGCGCTTATGATATGGGTACAGGTAATACACCGGATGGCGCTACGCTTTTAGGCACCGGTAGTATCAGTGTAACGGCGGGATCATCTAAGGCATGGCGCACAACAAGCGCAGTAAACCTATCATTAACAAGCGGCAATAATTACGCCGTCGCTATGGGTTTAACTGATAAAAGCGCGGGTAATATTTATCTGTATTATGATACAACAAGCGTAGACGCAAATAATAAAATGGCGCGATCAGCAGATACAGACAATTTAGACGCAACATACAGCACGGAAGGCACTAATAGCTATATTTATAGCATGTATGGCACTGTTAGCACTACGGGCGGCGTTACAGAAATACCGCCGACTTTACACGGAATAGACTATCAACACGCGACGATTAAAGCGTCTCGATTGGGTGGGGAACTTGAGCAATGAGAATACCAAGCGGCGTTACCGATCAATATATTTATTTTGTAGCAGTAGACGCTACAGATTACGCAACAAGAGAAACGGGATTAAGTAGTTTTACCGTGTATCGCTCAAGAAACGGCGCAGCGGCGGCAGCAATGACAACGCCGACGATTAACGAAACAGACTCTACAAATATGCCGGGCGTTTATGAGTTGCTACTCGATGAAGATATGACAATAGGCGCGGGAAATGATTCTGAGGAAATGGTTTTTCACATAACGGCGACCGGAATGGCTCCGGTTACTAGAACTATTGAGCTATACAGACCTAAAATAACAGCGGGTAATACGCTAACAGTTGAGAGTGACGGGGATTTAACTCAAGTAAATACACTTGCAGGTCATACTGCGCAAACCGGCGATAGCTTTGCGCGACTCGGAGCGCCGGCGGGTGCAAGCGTGAGCGCAGATATAGCAACTATAGATACTAATGTTGATGGCGTTAAAACAAAAACCGACAGTTTGACATTTACAGTCTCGAATCAAGTGGACGCGAACGCTATCGCTATCAGTGGAGATACAGCGGCAGCAGACAATTTAGAGGCCACTTATGACGGTACAGGTTATACCAATGATGAAGCGCCAGCAAAACAATCACAGCTATCAAGTATTGCAAATGTTGGTAGTGCAGTGCATAAACCTGCAAGCAGCTACACACTAACTACAGGAACGCAATCCGCCAACCTTTACACTGATACCGAAGCGCTAGACGGTGTTAGACATACGCATACGGATGTAACTAACAGCATTGATCTATATTATGAATTTATGATTGGCGGCGGTACTCCTACAAGTGTACAGGTTACGGGATATCTTCAGGGCGGGAATGATAGCCTTGATATACAGGGTTACGATTGGGTATCTTCGAGCTGGAAACAAATTGGCACAATGCAGGGCACTTCAAGCAGTGCTAATCAAGTTTTCAGCTATGACCTATTTGTTGATATGGTCGGCAGCGGTGCAAACGAGGGTAAGGTTAGAGTTAGATTCTACGCTGCAAGCGGTCTATCATCCGCAACACTCGCTATTGATCAGATTTTTGCTGCATTCTCTCAGGGTTCCGAGGGTTACGATAACGGCGCGGTGTGGTTTGACTCAAATGCAAGCAATACAGGAACAGAAGTTAACATTGACGGAACGGCAAGAAATCCAGTTTCGACAAGCGCGGCTCTTTTGTCATTATTGGCATCAACTAATCTTAAAAAAATAGAGGTTGTGCCAGGCTCTACATTAACGCTAGGCGCAGCTTATGAGGGGTATGTTATTAATGGTAACGGCGCAGTGTTGGCGCTCAATAGCCAAAATATAGGCGGCTCTATTTTTAGTAGATTTTCAAGCGTTTCAGGCGTTGGCACCACGTCAGCTAACCAAGCATTTTTTGAAGATTGTATTTTTGCCACAACTACAGTACCGCCCTCTATA